AATAGCGAATATGCCTCATTGATTACTGATGGCAAACAAGTTTATATCCTAGAAGAACACCACGATTCATTTGACTATTTAAACGAAATTAACCCAAAGTATATTGAAGGAATTATATGATCAGTGTTGAAATGACGGTTAGCGAGGCTATTGAGATGATCACCCATGTGGGTTTTCATACCGATCTTGGTAGAAAGATTGTTTACGCCATCAGTGCTAAGTGTGGCGAGTATTCTAACAAGATGGTGTTGACCGTTAATAGCATGAATCCTGAGAATATGATTCCTTGTATCAAGGCTCTTAGAAATCATACTCGCTGGGGTTTGAAGGAGGCCAAGGATTTTTTTGATATTGTTCGTGGACGCTATTATGCTTCGTCTACGGATACTCATTATTCCTACCGTGATGGTAGGCCCAACTCCTTGACTCTGCCTACTTCTACGGCCAACCAGTTGGCAAAGGATCTGAGAGCCGAGGGGTGCATCGTTACCCTTCATGGTTCCGTATGATCTGCCAAAATGGCAGCGAGCGGGCGGCACCTGCCAAAATGGCAGATAAAAAAACTCAATATGCGATTTGACAGTGCCGATACTTATGGTATGATGCTTGTATCACGCGACAAGAACCGATTCGATCCCAACAACAACAAAAGTTCGGATCGGGCCTTGACAAGTGATGCTGGTTGATGTATAATTCGTTTGTTCAGTTTGACTAACACTACTACTTGGAAAGGTTCTACTATGAAGAAGTTTGCGTTTGCTGTTGATATTGTTGCTGATGATCTTGACCGTGATAGCGTTGTGGAGTCGTTGCGTTCGTGCTTGAGTGATTCGCTGCCCGGTGACGTTCATGCTAACGTCAAGGCTGGCGAAGTCAAGGCTTTTAGCGAGCAGGGTTACAAGGTGTGGCGAGCCAGAGTGACCGGCGTGACTGCCGAGCAGGCCGGTGATGCTCACGACGGCAAGGTTGCGAAGGAAACCGAGGCTGTTGCCTGACAAATAAACTGGACTATGCCAGTATAAATAGATTTTAGGCATAGTGCGGCGGGATTCGTCCCGCGTAATAGGCCCGTTGTAGGCCGGATGGACAACATAGCAAGTCTAACCAACTAATAACCAGAGTGGTATCTGGGAATAGTATCGGTTGCTATAGATTATAAAACATACGATGGTACGATACAACCATCAAACCGATAGACGCTGACGAGCCCCGGCGGTAGCACCGTCCGGGCTATCGGTCTATGCCCCCGTAGCTCAGCAGGATAGAGCATGGGATTTCTAATCCCAGGGTCGCAAGTTCGAGCCTTGCCGGGGGTATTTGTTAGGACATGATTGCTGCCAAAATGGCAGGCCGCGGGCGACAGCTGCCAAAATGGCACTCTAAAGTTTTCGCTCTTGACAAGCCGATAATAGATTGTAGAATCGGTACACACGCTAGGAGAAAGTTATGAAAACCGCTGATGGTAACGACAAGTTGGGCAAGGGTTGCATTGTTGTTTCTCGCCCAGTTGGCGATACTTGCCCGAGTGATTGCGATTATCTTGGTAACGGCTGCTATGCGGAGTTGACTGAGAAGATTTATCCCGGTGTGCGTCCTGCCGGTATGCAGAATCTTGTTACGGAAAAGAATCGTATTCGTGCCATGATTCTTGACGCGAAAAAGCGTGATAAGAGTATTCGCTGGCATGAGCGTGGTGATTGGTTTCTCAACGGCGAACTTGACACGGACTACGTTTCTAATGTAACGTGGGCGTGTGAGAGTATTCTTGCCAGTGGCAATAGTCTGCCCGATATGTGGTTTTATACCCATATCTATGATAGTCGGCTTGTTGCTCTGGAAAAGTATATGGCGGTATATGCTAGTGTGCATGATGATAACGACATGAACGAGGCTAAGTCTCACGGGTTCAAGTTGTTCGCATGGTGCGACAGCGATATGAAAATTGCCCCCAAGCGTCCAAAGAGCAAGGCTAAGGCTAATGCGTGGCGAGCAGCGTTGCCCAAACTTATGATACTCAACGGCGAGAAGTTTGTAACTTGCCCGGAAATACGTCGTGGTCGTGATATTATCACTTGCACCGGAACTAAGGATAGTATTAGTTGCGACTTGTGTGTTCGTGGTCTGGCTAATGTATTGTTTCCTGCCCACTAGGAGTTTATCATGAAAACCTATGCCCATACATATGTAGATATTCGTGATGTATGTCAGTACAATAATCTAGACATTTTAGAAACTATGGATGCAATTAGCAATAGTCATATTAGTTTTGGGACTAATGCTGATACTCTTATTTCTCAAAATCAATTTCGATCTATCATGGAAGATTTTTTTGATAATGTAGTACTGGATTTTAGTAGACTTGATCCTACTGTTCTAATCAGTTTAGGTTCATAATCCTGCCAAAACGGCAGGCTCCGCCCGCGATCTGCCAAAATGGCACCACTAACGATTAAAGTTTTTCTCTTGACGAACCGATAACGTATTGTAGAATAGCGGATAAAGGAGAACACCCATGCCCTATATTGGAACATTTAAGGATAGTGGTAGCCAGAATAGTTTCTATAAAGTTAAGGGAAAGAGTTACGGATTTAAAAGTTTTCCTAACAAGAGTCTGGCTACTTTTGCTCATGCGGTTCAGAGCGAATTGGCTCCGTATGCTGCACCAAAGGTGTTTAGTCCGGTGTGTAGAATTAGGGTTCCTAACTATTTTTGTGACGGCTTCGATAGTAAGGGCGAAGTAAAAGTCAAAACCGATATGGTTCTTAGCAATTGGGGGTATTTGACCGAGATTGCTAAACCATTTAATTGCTACAGTGAAGATTGTGGTGGTGATTGTGCCAATGATGATTTGTGTCCTTACTATGAAAAGATTCAAGATTTGTTGGGAGATATGCTGGATCATGGTATCGAGTATACTGATGCTCATGGTGCTAATCTAGGATATGTAATTCGCAATAAAAAGAAAATGCTTGTTGCTATTGACTTTGGTGCTGAGAGTGTTTGTGTAGAGAATGATGATGATTGGCCCTCGGTTTGTTGGGATGGAGCAGAGGATTTTGAGTGTAGTTGCGAACAGTGTGCTAAACAATATGAGGACGAAAGTGCTAGATGGGGTCGCAATTATGTCTAAATATTATATTCAGTGTGGTAGTCTGCAACTAATCAAGTCTACTGCTAAAGATGCTTTTGAGGCTGCTATGGAAAGTATTGATGAATTAAATGAGTATGATACTCTTGATGAGTATTTTTATGTAGACGAAAGAGGATTTAGAAATTATGTAAGTGCTGAACCTGATACTCAGGTTTTCCCTACTACTTTTGTACTGAAAGAGGCTGGTTGGGAATTAGACTAAAGTTTGTTGTGACGATAGCCGATAATGGAGTAGAGGCTTGACAAATGAAAAAACTTGTGATACAATTGATGGTTACTGTGCTGGGATGCTTTGCTCTCATTCACGGTGAAATTAAACACTATATAGAAACTCACCCCCATATACTTTCAACACTACAATTAGAGGCAAAAAAAGCACAACCATTACAGTATTTCGTGTATCATGGAGCATATGATCCTAATACTGGTAAAGTCTGGTACTTTTATAATGATGGGTATTGGTATGACAAGCCGCCGCAAATACGAAAATCTCAAAATCAAAGTCAAAAAGCGTTGGGAACTATCAACGGGTCACAAGGAGGATCGACAGGATACAACCATGGACAATCGGCCCAAACGCCAACGAACACGACAAGATATTGACAGAACATGGCGAGAAGAATATGATATGTAGGCTATTGCCGGTATAACTCAGTTAGCAGAGTGTCAAATTTGTAATTTGAATGTCGTGGGTGCAAATCCTACTACCGGCTTTGATCGAGAGTGGTGTAACGGTAGCACAAGTGACTTTAACTAACTGGAGTGCATTTAGAGAAATCTTTATGTATAATCTGTCAAATTCGGAAAACGCTTTAAAATGCCAATTCCGAGCCAAGCCTTAAAAATATAAGGAAGGTGTAACGACTTGACGGCAGACACCTAAAACAAATGTCATGGTGAAGGTAAAGTCTAGACCACAAACCGAAGGGGTGGTGAAAACCATAGTGGTAAGTGGATCACTTTGTCTAGGTTCAAATCCTGGCTCTCGAATTTAATTTTTGCCAATAGCCACGCATATTAGTTAATTGTATACCATATGATTTAACCCACTTACGCACAGAATTATCTGAGACTCCATATTTTTTAGCTATACTAGTCATTGGAGTACTTGTAATAAGTTGTTCTAGTTCTTCTTTAGAAGGTCTATCTACTTTTCTTCTATTGTATCTTGGAACTCTTCTATCTTTTTTAGGTGGTTTAGATTTTTTAAATCTTTTACCAGCATAAGTATCTGTTTGACTATGACAGTTAGGACATAAGAAACATAGATTTTCTAAACGATTATCATTTGGAGTACCATTTTTATGTTCTAGTTGTAAAGATATTTTTTTATTATTCCAAGTATCTTTTAAACCACACTCTGCGCATTCATATGGCATAAGATTATTTCTAATAATTCTATCTTTGATAGAACCTCTATTTGTTGTACCATTGATAGTAAAATATTCTTCGTCAGTTTTTTTAGGTGGAAATCGTTTACCTTTGTTAGCGCTTTTACCCAAAGCAATATGTGATAAATCTATATTTTCTTCTTTGGCTCTACGTTTAACTGTATGATGATTGCCTCCCTTATTATTCATTCCAAAATACCGTAATATATCAGCAATAGTATTAGACTTAGAAACTAACTCTCTAAATTCCTGGGTAGAAATTGACCATATTATACTTCGTTTTTTTCTATTCATGTTTTACTCCTTATCGGTATCATATATAATACACCAATTTGTTGTCTTGACAAGTTGGATTATTGTCATATAATACCTTAGAAAACGATGCCCTGTAGCACAACGGTCGTGCAAAGTGCTGTTAACACTGAGGTTGTAGGTTCGAATCCTACCGGGGCAGTTGGAATCTTGGCCGAGCGGTTTAAGGCAGCGGTTTACTAAACCGCCGAGGGTTAAAATCCTCCGGGGGTTCGAATCCCTCAGATTCCGTTATGCGGGTGTAACTCAGTTGGTAGAGTGATTGCCTTCCAAGCAATATGTCGTCGGTTCGAACCCGATCACCCGCTTTTATGCCAAAATGACAGTCTGCGGGCAGCGTCTGCCAAAATGGCATTCAAGTTTTTGTTTGACAATGCCGATACCTATTGTAGAATACCGATACGGAGGCTGACGTTCTTGCGGTTTAGCGTGGTTCCGCATCAACAAAAACCCGCTTTTGGCTCACCTAATCCTGCGGATTTGCGGTCTTGGCGATAGTCAGCACAGTCTAAAGTTTTGCTCTTGACAGGTCGATAACGTATTGTAGAATGGTGCAAAAGGAGAAAGATTATGGGTCTTGACCAGTACGCATACGCTGTTGATTCCAATGGAGAAAAAGAGGAACTTGCCTATTGGCGTAAGCATCCTAACCTTCAGGGATGGATGGAGAAGTTGTGGGAGAAAAAGGGTAGGCCCGGTTTTGATGGCAAGTCTAGCCCTATGGGTGATTTTAATTGTATTCCTCTTGAGTTAACAAAAGAGGATCTGGTAAAATTAGCATATGATGTTGCTTATGAAGAAATGCCTATTACCCAAGGATTTTTCTTTGGTAGTGATAGCGATAACCATTATCGTGAGCAAGATCTAGAATTCTGTCGCAAAGCAAGAGAGGCTCTTGACGCGGGACTCCATGTGTATTACGATAGTTGGTGGTGATTGGCCGATTTGGGTCCGAAGCATTAGTAGTGATGCAATAGACTTTTAATCTATTGAACGGGGTGCATGTCCCTGCGGACCTACTTGACAGTTGACCGGTTTGGTGTATGATAGGACGAAAGGAGAAAGCGGTCATGTTTGAAGATGAATTTGAAGATTACCAAAGCATCCTAGAGAATAGCGATGATCTGTATGAAGATGATACCGAAGATTATCGTGATGATGAATATGATTATGATTATGAAAATGAACGTGAGTTTGATTGTTACTATCATACTCTAGCCGATGAACTGATCGACTGATCTTTCTCCGATGGACGCCGCTTGGTGGGACAAGTAATTCTCTTATCTTTCTTTCTTTTAGTACGTTCGAATCGTACCGTCCATTTTTATGAATATATTAACCATGCAACAAGAAGATGTTAGAAAAACTGAGCATGGTATTATTCAAGGTGCTAGCCACACTTGTCACGTTCTGAATCATAAGAATCGCAATAAGATTATTATTAAGGCCGTTTGCGACCTTAGAAAAATTTCTGATTCTTTTGATAGTATTGCCTGCTGCGGTGTAAGTGGATTAATGGTGGTTCCACAAATCGCAGAATTACTCAACAAGAATATTGTTGTTGTAAGAAAGGGTGAACAATGCTACTCACAGTTTCTTACCGAGGGGGCTGCTCCTTTCCGATATATTATATTAGACGATTTAATCTGTTCTGGTGCAACACTAAGGCTTATTAGGGATACGATCAAAGAAGAATATGCTAGGGCTAGGTGCGTTGGATTGTATTGTTATCTTCCTGACCAGTGTGCGTATAGGCACGATAATGATGGCAACAAATTATTTCAGAGAGATGCTGGTTTTCCTCTGCTGAATATCTAACTGCCAAAATGGCAGCTTCCGCCCGGCGCCTGCCAAAATGGCAGAAAATTTTCTCAACTTAGCCGCTTGACAGACCGATACTGTATTGTAGAATGAGCGTAGTTACACGAGAACGATAACACGAAAGGGAAAGAAAATGCCTGCTGCTGTTGAAAAAATGATGTTTGTTGGTGCTACTCCGTGGCATGGTCTGGGTAATCAGTTGGATGAGTCTCCCACGATTTCCGAAGCGATTACCGCTGCTGGTTTGGATTGGGAAGTTGGTCTGAAGGACTTGCAGACCGTTGATGGCGAGCCGGTGAATCATCGTGCCACCTATCGCAAGAGTGATGGTAGCATCCTCGGGGTTGTTGGGCCGCGTTATACTCCGCTCCAGAACCGTGATGCGTTTGATTGGTTCCAGCCATTTCTCGACGCTGGTGAGTGCAATCTTAATACTGCTGGTTCGCTGCACAGCGGTCAGAAGGTCTGGGTGCTTGCCCAACTTAATAGAGATAACAGTGAGATTGTTTCCGGGGATGAAGTGTGCAAGTTTATCCTGCTGAGTAATAGTCACGATGGTAGCACCGCTATTCGTGTCGGCTATACTCCGATTCGCGTGGTTTGCGTGAACACTCTTGCGTTCGCCCATAATCATACGAACAGTAAGTTGATTCGTATTCGTCACACTCGCTCCAGCCAGAAGAATCTGGAACAGGTTCGAGATATCATGGATAATATCAATGCTGAGTTCGAGGCGACTGCCGAACAGTATCGCTTTCTTGCCAGCAAGACTTTCAATCAGAATGATATTCGTAAGTATGTCAAGGTGCTTCTCGGTATCGATGGTACTGTCGATGCCGATATCAAGAGTCGCACCCGTAATATTATGGACGAGATTCTGGCTATGGTCGAAGGCCCGAAGCAGAGTGCCGCTAATGTTCGCGGAACTTGGTGGGCTGCTTATAATGGATTCAATGAATACCTGAATTACAAGAAGGGTCGCACGACCGATAATCGTCTGGACTCTTTGTGGTTCGGTCAAAATGCTAATGATAACGTTAAGGCTCTGAACAAGGCTATCGAGTTCGCCAACGCTATCTAACAAACTTCCTTTCGTGGAGGCGTGGCGAGGAACCGTCGGGGGAGTAAAATCCCTCGGCGGTTTCTTGTTTCTATGGACTGCCAAAATGGCAGGCTCCGCCCGCCGAATGCCAAAATGGCAGATGGGTTACTTTAATCAAAAAACTTAAATAAACTATTGTACGATGCGTTCCGTAGCCGATACTAGACGTAAGTGGAGTGATGGTAAGGGTTTGGGTTCTGTTACTATGAAGAATAATAATAGATTTGTAAACACAAATACAGTAACATATCGAGCCTATCGTAACTCTAATAACAGAAACGAGTTGCGTCACGCCGCTCCATGTGTTATACTTGTAGTAAGCCCGATAGTAAAGGGCGAACTAAATATTTAGAGATTTTGTATTGTATCACTTAATCCTACCGATTTGGCGGCTGTGGTGATAGTCAGCACAAATATGGAGACTATTATGCAGAAAGAAAAGATTATTGTAACTGATAAAAATAGGGATGATATTATTAGGTCATATGCCCATAGGTTGCTGGATGAGATGGATAATGATAGTTTGTATAGTTTTGCTTATAATTGTATTATTGATAGTAAAGATTTGATGGATAATCTGGCTCTTGAGTCTGAGATTCTTGATTACTATCCTGATATTTTGGACTATAATCCATGAATAATATTAATCTAACTAATAATGAAATATGGAAAATTCTGGATGCTATTCAAGCATATCAAAAAGACTATGCAGTAAATGTTGCTGTACAAAAAACTTTTTCTAACATAGTAGTTAAATTAAAGAAAGCAACAAATAAAAACTAATAGGAGAATATTATGTCAATAGAGTATGGACAGTAGAAGAAACAGCTCGCTATAATAATCAAAATTAAATTATGGGAATTTTTATATTATCTATCATTATTTTATTGTTTCTACTAGGAACTGGTAGCATTCTACTTAGTATCAAGTTTGATAAACCTATCGTTATTTCACAAAAAATTCATCCTATGAAAATGCAATATCCTAAGTCTGATGATTTAGAGGTTATATTAAAAGATTGGACTTTTGATTCATAAATAAAAACTCCCACCCTAAAATACATTAGAGTGGGAGATGTATGAAACTAATTGTTTAAAATAGCATCAAGAAGTAATAATATTAAGAGGATCAGAATTAATATCAAGACCCAATCTTAACGAGAAGGTATAGGTCTTAGTTAATGCACCGCTACCATTTGGTAACAATGCAATATTATTAGCAACCGAACCTCTTGTAAAACCACCATTCGCTAATGGAGTAACAGGATTCATTAACGCTTCAAGAAGACCCAAAACACATTCGGCTCCACCATTGCTTCCAGATGTTGCAGTACCATCAAAAGATGGCAATGAACTAATTGGAATAATAAGATCAGAACCGTCAATAGTAGCGCCAGCAAAAATACCACTTGGATGATCAATAGTCATAATTATCTCCGTAAAAAGAAATAAAAACCAAAACTATAAAGATTATACACTAATTTTTTATTATTACGACAAAAATAACCAGACGGTTGACACTTTGTTGCGGTGTGGTACAATGAAACAAGCAACCAATGGAGACACAACATGAAAAACATTAATCAAATTCTGCGGGAACTGGGTAAATTAGGTTATACTATTGAGAGTGGTAGTATTATTAAAATCTATCATCCTGACTCTAATAAACCATTTTACTCATGTCATATTGGCGAAAAAGCCCTGACCCTCTACGACGATTCGCCAAGAAAAACTGGAATCTTGATCTGAGAACTATCTGACTCCTGTTCCTTTGCTTTATTGTAACAGGCGGCTGAAAGTTGTCAAGTGTCCATGTAATTATTTGGTTATACTAGTATATAGTAGAAGGTATATTATCACCCCACCTGCATAATATATAATCTGTTTTCGCCATGTTGTCAAGTTGGTAAGTGTTATGTTCTTTTATTACTGGAGGTTTTATGCTTGCATTTATTTTGTGTACAACGGTTGTTATGGGTGTTCTCACTGGTTATAATAACTAAAGGGTATACAAAAATGTTTATTTCAACAGCAACTATAATCATAACATCAACCACACTAAGTTTATCACCAATGATCAAATCTGATCCTGAGATATTTTACTTTGATGATGATTATACGATTGTTGCTCAAGAATATATGAGACAACAAGAATCGAATAAACCAACAGATATCAACGACATTCTTTATAAAACTATCGCGGACGAATTAATGAATAAAGATAAAGAATAGTAAATATAGAATGTTGATAGAATAGAGTGGCCGTAGTCAGCAGGATTTAAAAACTCTTTGTTGACGGTTCGGCCACTTTTTCTATTATATGACAACGTGATAATTATTTCTTTCCTTTATGGAGATTCGTTATGAAGAATCTAGTATATGCTCTGATGATGATGCTGTGTATGACAACTCTGGCCCATGCAAATTGTGTTAACGGAGTTTGTGGTTTAGCAAATCGAGCAGTTAATGTTACACGTTCTGTTGTTTCTGTTCCGGTAAATATTGTAGAAAAAACAGTAGAACACAAAACAGTACGCAAAGTAGTATCATCGCCAGTGAAAGTGTTAAAAAATCGTTGCTGTCGTTGTAGGTGATATAAAAGAATGAGTCTACTACATAAATAGATTTCAAGGAGGAAAAATGAAAAGATTACTATTAATTCTAGCAAGCGTGAGTATGCTATCTAACTGTTATGGTCAAACACTATGTTATAGTCAACCATTTTACAGTAACACCTATTCTTTTGTACCCTTAACAGATCAGCAAAGGTGTGAAGCGGAAGCAAATTATATGGCTAGAAATAGAATCACTGGTCATGTTTGGGGAACTATAGGAAGGTTCGAAGGAGTAGGATTTGGATATAGTCCTAATTGTAACACTTGTTCTCCCGGAAACAGCATGGTTTTAACTGGAGATGCTTCTGCTATGGATAGTAGTGGTAGGTGGTATAGGGTAAGATCTTGGAGATAATTTAATAAGTATTTTGTAAAAGTTGAGTTTGACATATACTATTCCCATAGTAAAATGACATGTACTACGAAGCCGAATGTTACTCGTGGTTGATCCATGATGAACAATTGGAATCATAGAGACTAGTTTTTACTTTTTTCTATGAGGTGATTTATGTATAAGATTGATAATCTCAATCGTGACTTAATTATTGAGAGATATGTGGATGATATTGTTGGAGGTTTGCACTTTTTGGAGACTAAAGAAAGATTGAAAAACTTTTTGTTACAACAAAAACAAAGGTTGGACAATTACGAATTGGAGATGGAAGTCTCCAGACATGATCCTAATGTACTAAGAGATTGGTACATTGAAGAAATGGCAACTTCATCTTTCTTAGAATATAGTTACGAAAAGGAGGTGCAACATGCCTAAAATCTTTAATAAGATAATTACATTTCATGTTGAGGGGGAAATATACGACAAAAATACTCCCCCAGAAAGTATCATCAATAATTACAATTGGTCATTTGAAGATGATAATCTTGGAAATATAAATATATTGGCTCATCATAAGGACAAACGAGGAAGAATTACTAAGTTAACTAAGTTGCCTAGAATTCATTCTTGGAAACAGTCTGATGCTGCTATGTTTTTAAATATGTAGTCATATATTAAATCGAATCCGAAACGGTGGGTTGAATTGTATCAGCCCATCTTTTCGGGTCGATTTTTTTGATAGTAGTCAGCAAACTCTTTTATAGTCTCACCCAATATTCTGGATTCGGAAAATATGGAAACAGTCAGCTAATTATGCAAATAGCAATCAAATTAGATAAAGAAATAAGTTGTGATTATATTTGTCAACGCATCCAAAAGTTAGTGAACAAATTAAACAACTCTCAACAGAATGTGGCGGGCTCAGTATTGGTTGTGGATATACGACCCATTAGTGATAGTGGGAACGATCATATACCAAAACTAGAATACAAAAGCGAATCATAAAAATTTATTGTTGTATCTAGTAAAAAGTATGGTATTATAGAGTGGTGGGATTCTATAGTCTTACCTAATATTCTGGATTTGGAAAATATGGAAACAGTCAGCGAGATTTTATGAAAGTAGAACATCAAAGTTTTGTAGTTAATAGTAAACTGCCAGAGACCAAATACTATACGACTCTTCAATATCAAGAATTTGTTGATGAAGATGAATGTTCCAGAGTGTCCAAAGATAGTGACAAAGTTTTTGCCAAAAGCATACCAGAAAGATTGCCCAAAGATAATGGATCAAAAATTCCCCAGACCAAATATTATGTAAGAGGAACCAACGGAAAGAATCTGTTTGATCCTTTTCCCAAATATTCTGTTAGTGACAACAAATCTTCTTTTGTTGACAAAGTTTGCAAGGGTGACCAAAGATTTTTAGAAGTTACAAAATCAGTATTTGACAAGTATATCAACTTTCTAAAAACTGAAAATCGTCAATATTTTAATGCCGCCCAAAAAGAGATTATGTAATATGATGTTTTTATTGGGTCAATATAATTATAAGGTTGATAAGCCAATTTGTCCCACGTTTATTCATGATGACTTTACCAGACTATGCTTATCATTCATTCTCACACCACTATTTCTATACATCACATACAGAATAATCAAAAACTATGGAAGAGTCTGATTTAGGATATTTAAAAGATTATGGCCACATTATCATTTCTTTCTGCTTAATATTATATGCAACTTTGGTTTGTTATTTAGATTACTATTATGGGGATTTGGACGATGAGTAAACAAGAGTTTGTAAGTTGGTTAATTTTGGCCATAGTATTTGGCTGGTGTTCTCTTATGACATACTTTATAACAAGGAACGAAAAATGACTAAAAAGAAAGTTACAAAAAAAGTTACAAAAAATTCTAAGCCCAAAGTTACAACAACCAAAAAATCTCCCGTTAAAGTTGTAAAACAGATTACAACTATCGAGGAAAATAAGTCGGGCGGTCATTGGACCAAAACTATAACAGTTGATTATATTAAGCCCTTATTATGTCCAAAATTTTTAGGTGACAAAGTTATTCTATATATGGCCGCTATTCCTCTTATAATTTTAATTATTGCAGTTTTATGGAAAGTAACAGCTCATGAATAAAATTGATGAATTTCATATTCCTTTTATTAAAAGTCTCGTATGTATTGCTGGAATCGTAATAGTTTCATTGTGTCTATCCCATATTTTTATTCCTAAACTATTATCTACCTCCTCAAATTCCCCACAATATACATCATACGGATCAGGGATTGAGACAGAACCGGGCAAATAAAAGGTAATAGCATCTATTTCTCATTAAAATCGCTCAATTTTTACTTATTGAGATTGCCGGTGATGGAAAATAGGCTATGGCCGATTTCTTAAAGTTTTCTATCACCCCTTGACGATCCATTGTGGCATGGTATACTGGTTCAATGGTGGATAGGGTGAAAAGTATTAATATTTGAGGGGAAAATAAAGGTTTTGAAATGTATAAGAGTATCCTAATTTCACAGCAAGAAAGTGTTCTATTGGAGCAAATTTTGAAGGACTCTTTGCCTAATAGACCGAATGATAGTATTAATATTCATATATTGATTAGGCATATTAATGGGTTAGAAGCCCAAACTCAACCAAATGAAAAGGTTAATTGTGGGAAATGAACCGCTAATCAAATAGAATCTGTTTTATCACTTTTTAGCCGATTATCATGCTTCCATAAGGGCTGTAAATTAGTATAGTGAAAACATTCTTCTTGTTGTTTTGGATCAGACAAATCAAAAGAGGAACATGGGCGAATATGGTCAACTTCCCATTGTCCATAATTCAGCCAATTCATACCATTTTGAAATAATGATTCTATATGCTTTTTAAGTTGTTCTGTGGTGCATCCCAACAAAACTAATGAACTTTCTAATTTATATATTCCATTTAAGGCTAATCTTATTCTAGTTCTATGATTATGTATTAATTTAAGTGTTGGTTCTTGTTTGCGTCTTTCATGCCAATATTCTCTTTGATATTTTCTAAACTTTTCTAATTCTTCTGGATTTTTTTTCTTATTTTGAGCGCGTATCTTTGCTTTAATATTTGTTTGTTTAATTTGTTCTAATTTGATAGTATCTGTTATTTGTGATCTTGGAACATATCTCTTTTTGTGTTTCTCTTTTTCGTATGTTTTATAACAATCTAAACACTTAAATTTAGTTTTAAAATTATTAGCATCGTCTATTTTGCCACATTTTTTACAATTTCTCATAGTTTACCTCACTCAATATTTACACCAAAAACTCAATTTTTTCTCAAGGTTGGTGTTGACAAACACCGATGCTATGGTAGACTACTGCTAGGTAAAATTGTGTGAATCCCACAAAAGGAGAAAAATAATGGCTAAGATTTATTCACCACCACAAGAACTTGCAGAAACGCCCGATTTGTTTCCGATAGAAAATTGGCAGCAACGTGAACAAGAATGGGTGGATAAAATGCGAGAATGGTGTCTTGCTAATGGTTCGGGAGATTTGTGTGGAGAAATAGTTTGCGAGGGAGTAGCGGACGGATATGCTCAATATATGGTATTTAAATCTAAGCCCTTAACTTTGATTCATCTTCCTATTGGTGATGGTTGGCATTTCCAGTGGGCTAATAAGTGGAATCTCAAAGATATAAAAGGAATGGTTGAACGAAACAGAAATCGTAATAGACTTTTTGGAGTTACTTGACGATTTTAAGCCGATTTTATTTATAAGACCATTGGGGAAAGTAACTAATGAGTAGAGAAGCAATTATCTGGACTGTCGGAGCATGGTTTGGTGGTAGTCTTGTTGGCCTAATTATGTCTATTGTTTTTGGGATAATACTCTCAAGAATAGAACGATAACTTTGGAGAAAAATAATGACTAAAACTTGGACACAAATACTAGGCACTCCACAAGATACTGACCATGTTTATGGGAGTGAAATAGTAAGAACTACAAAGTATTTTACATTGGGCGATTTTGGAGTTAGAAGGCCAATTTTTGAAGCGTTATGGAATTTTGGTACAAATGAAAAAGCCCGTGAGATTTTTGATTTGTGGGTGGAGGAAAACAAATGAAAGTTTATGCTATAGTTTGTGAATATGGTGCTGGAAGCATAGAAATGGTCTGTAAAACCTACAAGATCGCAGAGTCATATTTTTTAAATGCTGACTTTGATGGGCGACCATATCGTATTATAGAAATGGATCTGGTGGATAAAAAATGGGAAAAGATTCCTAAAGCCCCTCAGTCCAGAAAATCTGAAACAAGATTATCTCAGAAAAAGGCTAAGAAATGATAACCATACCTCGTTGGGAATATTATCTTCTTTATTTTATAGCACTTATGCAGTGTGTGACATTCATAGATAGGATATGTAGTCTTATATGATAACATACTCTACAAATTGGATGGGGCCAATAAGTACCGACTGGTATAAGAGTCGGGGTCTAACTAGAGTTGTTACTAAAACTTTTGGTAATGAAACCTTAACTTATGATGAGATAACTGAAAACTGGGGCGGTGGTCGAATTGATGTTTATGGTACGGATAATCCCTACAATGATGAAATTGGATTACCAATCATGAAGGATGATGATTATAGACGATTTAGCAAATGGTTATCTGGCCTAAGAACAGAAAAAATGCTATCATTAAATGAATTAGTCTCTATGTATGAAACAAGCAACCCTAAAATAGAGTGGTGGAAAGATGAAAGCGATTCTTGAATTTGATCTACCAGAAGATTTAATCGAATATACCAAAGTCAATAAGGCTCAAGATTATTTCTTGGCATTGTGGGATATTGGCGAACAATTAAGAAGTTGGGACAAATATGGTCATCCTTTTAAGGATGCTGATGATGCTTTGACTCAAATCAGAGAAGATTTTTACAGAGTAATGAATCATTTTAATATTAATTTGGACGAGGCATAGTATGCTAACACAAGAAGATATAAATGATATCAAAACTATTGCTGAGGAAGTTAAAAATATGACTATAAAGTTTGATCTTAGTTATAGCCAATCAGCAGTAGAGGAATTACTTTATGATGTTGATATGAGCATGAGAGCAATATTAGAAATAATTAATGGGCCAACTGGAACTGTAGAAAGAATGATATGAGTTCAGATGAACTAGATATTATCAAAGAAAGATATGAGAGTGCTAAAAAACTAGCAGAAGAAATATGGATAGACGGAGATCACGAAGGAACTCCTAATGATTTTTATTATTTTCAGTGTGGATTTGTGGCGGGAATGAACTATAAATTGTACAAGGATTTTTTAGATGCGAACCAAGAAAAATAAGTTTAATTGTGATGTTAATGGCGGCATCATGGTTGTATCAGCACTAAGATATGCTCTTAGTCGTCATACTTATGTGCCGGGATCAGTTCAAGATTGGATTAGTCTGCACTGGGATAATCTTGATAGTAATACTAAAACTGTTATTGTTCGTGATGTTTTTGAACATATTTATGATGAAAGCAAATCCAAATATGTTCTTGCAAGCGGTGCTATGGCTCAATATGATTTGTCCACTTGGGAAAAGTTTGGTATTGACAAATACTGGAAACTAGATTACAATGAGCGAAAGAGCGTGGACTTGAATTTAACATCTGACAAAGATCGTGCCAGATGGTTTGTTGAAAAATTATATGGAACACAACCAATATGACAACACAAAATATTCCCAATTGGAAAAAGGGTGATATAATTTGTCTATTAAATATCTATGATAGAGTAGAATCAGTTTTTGAAGCAGAACATGATCCTTATTATGGGAAGACTATTTTAAGTTCAGTAGAAGATTGGTATTATGGTTTAAGAAACTCTAAAGAAATTAGATTAGCAACTATAGAAGATATAGATTGTGAAATAAAAATTAAAAAAGAAGAGATAAAAAGAAAACAAGCAGACTTAGATCGGTTACTTAATTTTCGGGAGCGTTTGTCAAAATGAAAATACAAAATAAAACAGAGATTGATTTATCGGAGGAAGATATTAAGAATATTCTTTATGAGCATCTTCGTAAAGGCTACGGTGATGGAGAATACTCTTTTAAATTTAAAGTTGTGAATAAACCAATTAAAAGTGGTATTTACGACAGTATTGATAATCATGTATTTGATAGCATAATGGTGACTATTACTAATGTATGACAAAGTATTTGAAAATTATGACGAAGCCCACAAGCATAGTTTAACCATACCTTGGAAACTAGAAACTTGTAATGTGGGCGAAAGTTGTTGGTGCAGAATAATCTTGCCCACAGAAAAAATACTATACAAAAATAAATTGGGCGAAACCGAAAGAATTGATGAATTTGAATATATTATTCCAGATGGTAGCGTAGATAAAGAAACGGCAGAATATATTGTAGATTTACATAATAGGTCGGTAGATATTTATAGAAGCCAAAAGAAAAGATTAGCGGCTTTACAAAAATTAAGCGACTTAGATCAAGAATTAGGATTCCAATGAAAATTATCAGCGAAAGACGATCACGAACAGATGGTAATGTTCTTTTGTCTGCTATAGTTAACTATGGAGGGCGATTATTTAAAATCTCTGATAATTCACCAACCAAATTATATATCTGGTCAGGATGGAACGGGTGGTTATTTATAGATAACGGTGATAGAAAAGATACCACACAAGAAAGTATAGATCAATTTCTTAATATTATTAAGGCTTATACAGATGAAAACAGTCGATGAACTTAAAGAAAGACTAAAAAGAATAGTACAAGAAACATTTATTGATTCTTGGTTGGATTCTCCTAATCCGGCTTTTGATAATAAAACACCACGACAAATAGTTATAGAACAAAATAGTGATCAAATAGAGGCTATGCTATATAGACTAGAAAGTGGCGAACCGTCAGGTTGACAAAAGGAAAATTTCTGTTAAACTACATCTACCATGAGTGACGATATGAATAAACCAGAACCGATGGCATGGGCAGTTATGCAACCTGACTCTTACCGCGTATTCGTATCATACGATCAAGCACTAGAACATCGTGAAGATTGTTCCGGTGGTGATATTGTTCCACTTTATAAAGAAGAAAATCAAGTGCAAAAAATGCTTGATGCTATTAGATCAGCACAAAACGATGAGTTGGATCTTCCAGAAATAGATGAACAAAACAAAAACAAATCCACCGTACAATCTAAAAAGTTGCCAAAGAAAGAAAAATGAAACCAACAACTAAACAATTTAAAGTTATAGAATTTCTTGAACAACAACTAAAGTTCTGGAAGAATACTAACGATATTGATTCGCCTACTCATGTTGGAGATATTACAGAGTTTTCACAATATCTAAAAGATGACTTTACTATTGAAGAAGTATTGTCTATTGAGATTCTTACAACCGAATTATATTTAAGTATTACGGAGATAACATAATGTCTTGGAATTATCGCGTTGTTAAAACCGTTGCTAAAATTCCTCTTGGAGATACTGATATTAGTTATGCTATTCATACAGTTTACTCTGATGAAAATGGAGACATTGTAAATATATCAGAACAACCAACATTTCCTATTGGTGATGATACTGAAAGTCTAAAATGGCAACTAGAAAAAATGATGACGGCTTGTAATAAGCCAATTATTGACTATAATACTGGAGAAGAAATATGAAAAAGAAAAAGAAACAACCCAAAAGACAGCAAAAAATTGATGTTGTATTAGCATCATTACTTAATCTTGAACTTCAAGTTAAAGAACTTATTAAAAAGATTGAGAGGCTACAATATTCTCCACCACAACAAGATCCACCAAAATATTGGCCCGTTGATTATTCTAAATATAGAGAGATAACAAATAATTTATGAACGACCTTAAAACATTTCATGCTGACTATTTCGTTTGTCATATAGCAAAAGACTATAATAATAAAATAGATCCATCTAGATGGAAAGATCATCCTTATGATATTCTAATTAGTAGTGCTTTTGTTTATGCTCCATGTAGTAAAGATGAACTAAAGAAATTAGCCGATTTTATTTATCAAGTTATTGGAGAAAACAATGGCTGAAACAGTTGAATTAGTCGCAACTTACTATTATGATCCATCTGCAGGTTATGGCAAGTATAATGTTTTTGCTTGTTATGATACTATGCAGGATTATGATCATCGAAAAGTAAGTTTTTATGATGTTTATGACGGCGATGGATATTGTGTGAATGAAGGCGATCCATGTTATAGTATGCCATCATGGCAAGAAGTTTATGATTTTTGGTGGTTGCCTACTGTTCGTGAAACAACATATAATCACGATAGAGATTTGCAACAACTTGAGAAAATGGACTCATAAATATGACAATTAAAAGAGATACTGGTGCTGATTTAGATACGGTCTATGCTTTTCTAAAAGATGCTGATAAATATGGATTAACAT